TTTACCCTTTATGTCAAGATTAGCCCACCACTCTCCTAATTTATTGAATACTTTTTCTTTTAGTTTATCCCAAATACCTACCCACGTAGATGCCGAAAATAACCCTACAATTATTTTAATATAAGTTGTTGCTATTCCTATTAGTAAACCAACTGCTAACTTTAATATTCCTTTTCCTACAGAGAAAATTATAGCCCCTAAACCACCAAAGATTTTCATAAACCCAGATAATAATGTTCCTAATCTTTCACCAAAAGTTCCTCCACCAAAGAATGCTTGGAATATATCGAAGAATCCAGAAAGCACTAAAAAGACAGCGCCGAATATTTCTTGCAACGCTGTTATTATTGTATTCATAACTTCTGCGTTTTTTAGAATTTCTCTAATAAAAGAAAAGACAAGGAAAGCACCAAGAATAAACATTAATCCTAGTAGCATATATTTTTTAACGAAGCCTCCAACTGTTTTTATTAACTTCCAAGACCCCTTAATCCAGCCCCCCATATCTTGAACTTTTTTTGATATAAGAGATACACTTTTCCAAAACGGGCCTAAAGTAAATATATCATATAAACCTCTCATCATATTACGAATTGGTTTAAATCCAGCCATTATATTAGTAAGTGGACTCATCTCTTTTTCTTCTTTCTTTACCCTTTCTTGAGCCCTTTTTTGTTGAGTTTTAAGCCCTAATAACCTACCTTGTTCTTCTTTTCTTTTTTCAAGGCTAAAAGAACGAAAAACTCCTTCTTCCTTTAAACGTTCAAGAGTATCAATATCATATTGTCTATCTTTTATTTTCTGTTTTCTTGCTTCTAAAGTCGCCCTTTTTTCTATTTTTGCTTTTACTTTCATTTCTCTCGCTATAGATTTAGCAAAACCCTTGACCCTACTAGCCATATTTTTTTTAATTTGTGTCCCTACATATTCGTAAGCAGTTGCAGTTCTTCTAATGGCTTCTGCATGTGCTTGTTCTTCTGTCATCTGTATTTTTTTATCTTTTCTTGCTTGGTCAATAGTGCCTTTAATAACTTTATATTGTTTTTGTATTGCTATTGCTAATTCATCATTAGCGGCTATTTCTTTATTAATAGACTCAATACCCTCATCTTTTATTTTTTTAATGAGGTCCATTTGTTTTTGACTTTCTTCTTGAACATCGTATAAATCGGATAAAGTTTGTGCTTGTTTTATATTTGCTTCTATTGCTTCTCTTTGACTATCATTAAAGAAAGACATTACTTGTAATGCTCCCCGTAAATAATTTTGTAATCTCCATAATCCTGAACCTGATAAAAACCTTGAAACTGCTGTCCATTTTTTACTTTCATTAGATGCATTAATAGCAGATAAAGCAAAACTATCAGTAGTTTCGGTTAAAATCTCAAGTTGTCGGGTTAACCCCTTTGCTTGTTTTTCTTTATCCTCGAAACTACTCATTTAATCACCTATTAGCCTTCTTCATTTCTTTATCCATTTCGTCCGCTTTATACTGTTCCACTTCGCCATGAACCATTAACATATCTCTAACCAAACGGGCTGGCATCTGATAAACCTCTAATGGACTTATCGCTAAAGCCTTAGAAAGACTATAAACGGTTATCAGAGATACAATCTCTGGGTTGGGTTTACCCCTACCTCTTATTGTGTCTCTGACTTGTCGTTTTTTGTATCATCCCCCGCTAGGTCTTGAAGGGGATTAGGAAGTATATCTTTTAATTGACTTCCTAAGTATGGACTTAGCCTAATTAAATCTACTTTAGATAAACTAGGTTCAGTTTTTTCTACAAAGTTATCAATCATATAATGGTATAAATTATTTAAATCTATATCCATCTCCTGTGTTTTAGGATTAATATTCATTACAGAAGCCATTCCTTGTTCTACTTGTAGCCAAGTTGGTTCTTTAATCCATATTTTCAGGTATTCATCACTATTCTCACTTATCTTGAGATAGTGTAATTTCGGTTCTTTTGCTGCAAACAGCAAACTTTTATCACTAACAATTTTTTTTTCGTTTAACATTTTATCCACCTTCTTTTTTTACCAACATACAAACAAACGGTGTTGGTGGAATATGATATTATTCAGTAGTTTCTGGAGTTTCTTCCTTTACTACCTCCTTTTTCTTTTTACGCTTCTTAGCGGCTTCAGCCTTTTTTAATTCTTTAGCCTTCCTATCAGCAAGACCCGCTTTATATAAATCATCATAAGAAGCCATTTAAATCACCCCTGTAAAACCCAATGAGTTACAGCAGTACAATTAGTTAAAGTTCTAGGCATTAAAGTTGCTTCTACGGTTACTGGCCCTTTATCATCTGGAATAGTCCAAGTATTAGCAGTTGTAAAATAATCATCAAACGCCATTGTAAGTGATTCACCACTATCTTTTGTGAATACTAAATCAATTGATTGGCCTGTATCATTATTTTCATCTGTGTTTAGTAATTCAGTAAATAGTTTATCATCAGTAACTAAAGCGGTAAATGATATTTCATAAGTTCTTTGGGCAGGTATAGCATCTTTAACATTTCTATTAACACCTACAAATCTTTTATCTTGTAAGTTATTGTTAATAGTTAAAGTAAAATTAGTTATCTTTAAGAATTGTTGCCCATAAACACTAATTGTACCATCGGAGAAAAAGAATGGTTCAAGATGTGTAGCCTCTGTAGTGTAATTAAATAAACTTGTATCAGTATATTGTCCACCCCTCGCTTCGTAACCTGTACTTGGAGAAGCCAAATCTTGTGGAATATCTGTAACTGCTCTAGTGTTTAAATCTAAAGTCATTTTTAATTCTTCATTCTCATTAGCGGACATTGTTAAAGTATTAACTCTATTACCTCTAGCGACCCTTACAAAGTTTAAATCTTCTGCATCTGCCGCTTCTTCTGCTTGCCATGCGTTAGTTGCTAATTTACTTAAGGACTGTTCAAGAGCAAATGAAGGCAAATGAGCAGTATTAGATTCTGTAAATTTGTAAGTAATAAATGCCCCTGTTGCCGCAATTGGATAAGTAATACTATCAAAATTTGTTTGTGGCGCTGATTCTATTAATTCATTAATAGGGGGAACGATGTGAACTGAACTATTATTTCCATCTGAACCAACCGCATTTACTCTATGAATAAATGGCCCTTTGTCGATATGAGAACTAGCACTAGTTCCATGAAAATATAAATCATGAGCATTAGTTCCTGTATGGTAATTAGTAGGATGTTCACTTGAAGAAGTTGTAGCAGGTGTTAATTCAGCACATAATCCTAATGCATAATACAACCAAGTTGGTTGATGGCAAATAAAATTAAGACTACCTCCACTTGCTGTTTGCATTCCTTTATACTGATAACTATAATTTCTAGTTCCTCCCATTTGAAGATTCATTTGTTTCATTTCAACTTCTATATTAGGAAATGTAGCGGATTCAACTAAACCTAACCAGTTATCAGCCAAAAGTCTAGTTTTACCTGTTCCATCATCATCTGAATCAGGAGCAGGGCAAGGTGCGCCATATCCTCTTAAAACAAATTCATCATCTGCCGCTACAACAGCCGCACCAGTAGCAGGTGTAATTGTAAAAGTATCATGGTCATTAGCAGTTACTAAATGTGAAGAAGTATAAGTCCCATTATCATACCAATCTATAGTACAACCGACATACATATCTTTTACTAATTGAAATTGAACTGCTAAAGATGTTTCAATTTGTATTTGTGTAGTACTTGTTCCTTGCGCTCTAAAGAAAAAGTCTACTTCTGGAACGAATGCTAAATGCGCTCCACTGCCTAAAAATATTTCACTGTTTGATACTCCCATAATTTTTTCACCTTACTTACTTACTTACTTACTATATTGAGATGGCGAATCGTTTCATTGTTACATTGACTTTATACCCGAATAACCTTTTTGCTTTGTTATTGGATTCTGTTCTTCCTCCTAAATGTATTTGATGCATTTTTAATGATTCACTGCCAATCGTAACGGTTGCGCCTTTCCTCTGTGATTCAAGCGTGTGACGAAGCGATTTATAAAGTGATTCCAACCTTTTGTGTGCATACATGTTATCTGCGGCTCTAGTATCTCCACCACTTACAGTTCTAATATGACAAGTTAAGTTAAAAGTTTCATTACGAACATCCCAAGAAATAGTAGGATATTCTATATCTTGTCCATCTTCAAATACTACAATTAAGTCCGAAGAAGTTGCCGCACCAATAGCAGGGCTAGTCTGATTTAACAAACTATATTGTCTAGCCTGACCTCTACTAACCTTACCACTTGTTCCATCTGTTGCTCCACCAGAGGATAAATTACGAATATCCAATATTGTAGGTTTAACTCTATGAGCAGATGGTATTCCTAAAGTAGAATTCATAACACTAGCACTAGGCCAGTTATCTCTTAAGAGTTCAACTAAGTAAGTTACTTCATCCATTATAAGCCACTATCCTTAACTGCTTTATTTAATCTTTTACTAATGTCTTTCTCAACTGCTTCTGCTACAAACTTTTCAATTTCTGCATCAGAGTAAGTATAATCACCAAGTCCAGTAGCCTCAAAAAGTTTATTTCTTTCTCTATACATTTGTTCTACTCTTTTGATTATTCTTATTACATCACTCAATTAAGAACACCCCTTCCTTCTTACCATCTAATATTTCCATTGCTTCTTTTCTTAGAATATCATATTTCTCTTTAACAGATATTTGATTTCCAGATTCGGTTATTAGAACTGTAGCATCATCAGAACGTAGAATTTCACAAGCAACTAACTTTGTAGCCGCATCTGTAATTGTCGCTGGAATGTTTCCATCGCCCGCATAATAAGTTGCTCTTACAGAATTTAAATGAATATATGGAAACTTATCTCTAAAGAAAATTCTTCCTTCTCTACCAATTGACCACCACTCATTCATTCTTCCTGAGTCCTGTTTATCAGTAAAACCACCAACTGTTATTCCTTGCACTGAAGTTGTAGCCGCATTACCATTAAGATAAATTGTACAATTAGCACCATCATCACTAGGTAATAAAGATGAAATTAATACTTTATTTGAATTTTCAGAATCTATACATGCATAAAAAAAGTCCGAAACTTGTTTAGCACCAGTAGAATCTGTCTGTCCCTTTGCCGCAGTTGCTCCTGTTAATGAAGCAGTTTTGTCGGGGAATCTTTCATTGATTAATGAAACAAGTTCCATTGCCGCCGTTTTATTCCCGTATGTTGTATCGAATCTTGAAGTTGTAGTCCCTGCCAGTAAATTAAATACTAATCCGCTATTAGGTAATCGAAGATTAATTGTAGTTGTACCACTAATCATAGAAGTATAATCGTCCATCGTTACTGATGCTTCAGCCCCACAAATGTTAGTCCATCTACTTCCTTCCCATATATCTAAACGAATCATCTTAGATATACTATGTCTATCTAATTGAACAAACCCTAAGTAATCTCTCCATCTTCCAGCAGGGTAATGCCCTACACCTACAGTAAAATTATGATATTCTTTTTCGTATAATATTTTTCTCCAAGAAGTTTTAGTTTTACCATCAACCATATCTTCTACTCTTTTAATAAATTCACCAACTTCTGAATGCATTGGTGTAGTATTAGCACTAAAAGGTGGTATCTGTAAAAGTTCTGCAACTTTATCAGCAGTAGTATAATATCCTCTACCTGCCGAATAATCAGGATTTATAGTGGTAGTATCAGATGGTGATTTATAAGTCATAATTAAACCTCTATTGTATCTTGGCTTTTTATTGCGCCAATTACTCTATCTAATCTATTGATTCTACTCTTTAATTTTCTAAAATATTTATCTAATTGTGGTATAACTTTTTGTCCAGTCGCTGTAACTTTTTTAGGTTCTTCTTCAAACCCTTCGACAGCCTCTTCTTCCTCTGTTCCTTCACTTTGAGTTCTTGCTTCTTCTGATTCTTTTTCGCTTTCCTTTTCTCTTTCTGCTTCTTCTAAATTTTCTTCTAATGTTGTTATTTTCTCTTGAATCTTTTGTTTATCTTCTTCTTCTATCTTTGCATCATCTAAATTTTCTTTTAAATCTTCTATTTTATCTTTTATTTCTAATATCCTTTCTTTACCCTTTAATCTTTTACCACCCAATTCTAAATCTAAAATAGCAGTAGTTACATAATCTATTTCTATAATTACAGGTACTATCATATCTTTTAAATCTTCTAATAATTTAGGTGTTTCTTTAACCCCTTCAAATACTTTATCTAATTTTTTTTCATCAAATTCCATATAAATATTTATTTCATTAACCTGTTCAATTTTTCTATATTTATCATCCATAGATAATAAATTAACAGGGAAGTTTTCTTTTAAAGATATAGCCAAGTCTAAATAAAATAGTTCTTTATCTTCTTTAGTTTCTTTTAATATTCTTTTTAACTCATTAGAGGGTAAAGGCCAACTATATTTTTTAGGTGTACCTCTTTCTGTTTTTTGTTGTGTCTGTTCAATCCTAAAATTGACACCAGATTCTCTTAATAATTGTTGATTAGAGAGTGGACTTTCTGGAGGAAAAGAAGGCACTTGAATTTCATATCCTATTTTACCTCCATCTGTTTTTATTTTTGATAATTGTCCCTCTTGTATTCTTTGTAAAATTATATCGTCAGGAATACCTCTTGATAATTCATCCATTTTTTGTCTTTGTCTAGCAGTTCTAACACCCGTTAAAGGAGCAGTTTTTTCTTCAGAATATAAATCACTTATAGGCATGGTTTCAACATCTTCTACATCACCATCAAAAGTTTTAACCCAATTAATAATATCTTTAGGTAATTTGATTCTATACTCTGCATAATCTTCTAAAATTAATTTTCTCAAATCCATATCTTTAACGGACTCTAAAGCCTCACTAAAGGAATTATATAAAGTGTTTATATTTTCTTGAGTATATTCTTTATTTCTCTTTTCGAACTCTTCATCTTGTTCTTCTAAAAGTTCATCTAAGTTTTCTAATCCCATCCTATCCTTTTCATAATATATAAAAATATAATCTAATACAAGTTTTTTAACATTATAATCGTCTATATTTTTTAATCTAACATCGGTTTTGCCTACTATGGGAAGATAAAATCGCATTTCTTCAGCCATCTAACTCACCCTTAAGCAAGCCATTTAGCCCATGCCGCACCTTTTTGTATCATCTTTCCTAAACCTAAACCTGCACTTGGAGGAGTATAACTTGCTTGACCTGTTTGTGGGTCTATCCAATATGGATTGTTATAGTTATCATAACCCGCTGGTGGAACTGGATAACCTGATTGGTTTGTCATTGCCGCTTGACCAGTAGCCATATTTTGATTCATTCCTCCAGTCATAGGTTGACCCGCAATATTATTAGGAACTTGATTATTCACCATTCCTTGATTAGCGGGCATTCCTTGACCTGCTACAGAACCACCATCACCAAATCCCTGTGCTTCTAAGTATTGACTCTTAGCCATTTGTCTTTGATAAACAACTTCTTGATTTATAGATGCTCCTAATATTTGTTGTATATCTAATTGAATATTTTCTTCTGTTATTCTTTCGTATTCAGCAAGACACATTTTCTCTAACTTAATATCTCCTTGAGTTGCTTCTAATTTGAAGTGTAACTTAGTTAACATCTTACTCATAACCCTTTCAATAACATCTTCTAATAATTTTTCATACGCTGAAAAGAACGCTTCACCATGATAAAGTAAAAACTCTTCTACATGATTATCTTGTAAGGTTAAAAGATTATTCATTGCCTTAAAGTTATCAGTGTTATTTTGATTCATTTGTGATGCCAATGCACCATTACTTGTTCCTAATATTCCCATTATTCTTCACCTACTAATTCGTCTATTTGTCCTATTTTTCCTTTTAATTCTATAAGTAATTCTATTAACTTTTGTTCTGCCGTTGTGGTTTCTGCCTGTGGCGGTGTTATCTCCCATCCTTTAGAGGTTAATGAAATTATATCTCCCTGTGTTAAAGCAACCAATGGCCCTCTATTCATAATTTGTGGAACTTTTGGTTTAGGTATATACTTTTTAAACTCTAATCCATGCTTTTCAGCGATAACTTGTTGCTCTATCATTTCTAGTTGTTTATGCATAGAAGCATGTCTAGGACAATAAGTTCCTCTTAATGGTCTACCTTTTGTTACACCAGTTAAAGGAATAGGAGGTCTAAGATTATCTCCCGCTTCCCATACATGATGCGCTCCACAAACTACACATCTATCTCTAATGTTAAATTTATGGCCGTATTTAAAAATAAATCTTTTCTTTTCAGGCTTTAATACACCCAATAATTCTTTCATTTGTTTCTTTAATGTAAATGTTTTAAATTCGTAATTTATTATCGGCCCTGCATTTCTAGCATTACTACTTATTTTTAGTGGGTTAATCATTGTATTATTACTTCCTATTATGTTTGGTGTGTATATACTTGCCATTTTATCAATACTCCTTTACCATTGTCATTATTCCTCTGTAGACCATTTCTGGGTCGGACTTCGCAGACACGATGTATTTGAAACATGGTATTCCTCTATCCTGTAATCGTTGCATTCCGAGTTTGAACGGTTCAAAAATTGGATGTTTCTCGATAGGTCCGTTGTGTTCATGTTTATCCTTCCATAAATCAAATTTGTTCGCCCATATTCCCACTGCGATTGGGAAATCCTTATCCTTCTTCTTTTTAGACTTACCCTTTGGTAATCGCCAGTAATCATCACATATAACATCTACTAAATATTTCCAAGATAGTTGATGTTCTAAATTATATGCTTCTGATAAATGCCTATCATCTATCATAAAAATAATATATTTTACTTTTCTTTTACGCATATCTTTTTTCCACTCATCCCAAAAATAAGTTTGACCACCAACATCAGCAGTTTTAATTGTCCTAGAATCTTTATCAATTTTTACAACTTTTCTTGTTGCTCTATGTAATCCCACTGTTCTATCTCTAATAACGGGTACTTCTCCCCTAGTTCTTAATTGACTATGTAATGTAGTTTTACCCACTTTACTAGCACCATATACTCCAAAGTTCAGAGCATGAATTCTTCTATAAAATGCCGCCGCCGCTTCTGCGGTTATAATCGCAAATCCTGTAAGTAATGTAGCCACATCAAACCCACCTAGAATATATCATTAAAACTATTAATTGCCATTCTAAATAAATCTAAACCAAAGTGGCATAAAATATTACCTATTAAAAAAGCAGAAACACCTACAATTGTTCCCCAAATCCATGCTCTCAATTTTAAAAAGAAAACATCTGCTGAATGCGCTCTTGATAAATCATAAGCCAAAGACTGTTCATCTACTCCTAAGAGTCTATCTAACAAAGGTAATCACCTTTACTCTAATGCCTTTAAGAAGGATTCGTTTACCTCATCATAAGATGGCTGTGGGGAATAATAATTCATATTCCTTTGTGACATCGAATCTTTGATTTTCTTTCTCTGTGCTTCATCTCTTGATTTCTTTTCCCAATAAAGGTCAATCTTTCTATTAAGTAACCACATTTCAAATCTTTCATTAATTACCATATCAAATAATGATTTTTGTAACATTATAACTCCAACCGTAATTAGGCTGAATAATACTGCATGTGTAAACGCAGTAAATGGTAAGTCAGCACCATACACTGAATAGAAATAAACATTCATTCCAGCCATTGCACCTACATACATTATTGTCATTATTAGTCTCGTATCTTTATCTATTGCCGCCATTCTATAACCCTCAATTAAATTCCACTGTAAACGAAGCGCCACTGGACCCTGTTAAATAAGTAATATCAGCATATAAACCCACTTTGAAAATTACTCCATGTAAATCTGCTTCTGCGTATCTTGCTTCACCACTAGCCGATTTTTCAAGTCCTACAAATCCAAGACTATTACTTGCCGCCGCATCACTAGAAGAAGCAACATCATAAAGTTCAATCATTGCTGAAACTGCACCTACACAAATTCCATGAATACTAATTACTTTACCTGCACCTGTTGTTATTTGTGTATCTGCGGTAAGTCTACCACTACTTCTACATCCACCTATTCCAGTCATTTTGACTCCTCGTTAAAGGGTGCTAACTACTCAAAGGGTATAAAATTACTCATCAGAACTTTCTTCTTCTGATGGTTCTTCTACCTTCTTTTCTTCAACAACTTTAGGTTTTGTTAAAGTGGTTTTAACTTTAGATGCTACTGATTTTTTAGGGAGAACTCTAGTCTTAACTTCCTTTGCGTCAACTTTTAATTTTTTAGCAATGTTTTCTAATACCCCTTCACTCATACTTTTAAAATCTGATTCAGTGAATTCTACTTTAATATTATCAGAATCCATATACATCATACCGTTATGAGCAGATATTTCGGTTTCAACTCCTACCACTAAAAGAACCCCTTGTAGGGTAGTAAAGTTTCCACTTACTTGTGTTGTTGGTGTCAATAATGTTGCTTTCGCCAAAGGTATCACCCTAAAGTAATCCGTATACTCTTACCCTGATTTCACCAATGTTATCTGTATTAGATGCCGCTGGTGCATTTATTTGCACTTGGCTTTGGGAAGAAGTCGCATATTTACCACCATTGGCCGCACCAGAGATTATTTCTGGAGCAATCATAGATACGGCATATCCACCACTAATGGTGTCTATGGATATTCCACTCACAACTACACAGTTAAGAACACTTAAACCGAAACTACTTGCTTCGATTATTTCTCCGTTAGCAGTGTAAGATGTAATATCAATTACTGCATCAACAAAGTATTCGTCTCCTGAAACTCTAGGAGCAGTTGCGCCTTTATGGTCTGCTAAGATTGTTACTGTATGTGCCAATTAAATCACCTCAGAATAAGTTGGTGATTTTTCCTTGTCCTCTAAAGAAGGTACAACCAGTTTCACCCATTGTTCTGTAAAGTCCTCTGTTTCCAAGCACACCAACACCGAATGGGTTTCCATGACTGATACCATCTTCGAAGTATTGAGTTGGTTTCATTGTAGCAAACCATAGATGGTCTGTATCTAGCATTAACATGTCAGACAATTTAGTTCCTGTATATCCACCAGTTTTAGGCATATCTTTACAAGGAATTAGTGGGATGTCATAGTATGTTGCAACTCTGAATCCAACTTCTGCACCTTTTACACCTTTTACACCGTTATGAGTTGGTATAACTTCTTTAGCATCCATAAATCTTTCTTGACTTTGTAACAAGTCAGAGATTGCTTGAATTGTATCATATCCTGTTAGAATAACTTTTGGAGTTCCACCGTTCAATCGTAGGTTTTGGATAACATCATTTAGTATGCTTAATGTTAAAACTCTACCTGCTGTTGCATAACTTCCACCAAAGTTAACTACTGAATCTAAGTAAGAAGCAGAACCTCTTGTTGTTCCGTAAAGTGTTTTAACATCTTCTCCCATAGTTGCATAGTTAGTAGAACCACCAATAGCAGAAATGTTGTGAATACCAGTTGTATCTGCTAATTCTGCATTGGAACTTACAATCTTCATTAATGATGTATAGTTTTCTCTGATTCTTCCTGATGATTGGTCATTATCAAAAGCATCGTAATGCTCAAGAGGTGTAACTAACATAACTGATTGTGATTCTGCATGGTGTTTACCCATATCTTCACGAATAAGTTTTCTAATATCTCCAACACCGTCATCAATCTTAGCCATTTCTGCCGCTAATTCACTGTAATCAAACATGTGAGCAACAATTTTTGGATTCATGTATAGAGTTGCATACTCAGGAGCCATTGCTTTAAGTTGTGTGCTGTCTAATGCTTCGTTTTCTCCAACGCCACCAATTAAATCAGCATCAGGAGAAGCATTACCTTGAGCATTACCAGTTGTTGCGTTAACTGAAAATGCCGCCGCACTACCACCTTGAGGTCTTGCTGTCATTACTCTCCATCCACTTGATGTGTATGGTCTTTTAGGTAGAACTGATAATGGATTAATTTCTTGGTTAATCATTGACCAAACTTTTTGTCCATATACCATGTTGTAAAGTGCTGATAATCCAGTTGCCGCAGTTCCGTTTAAGGTTAAAGCAACATCACTAGAACCTGCAAATGTTGTTCCTCCTAAACCACCTACTATTCCAGCCGCTTTTAACAAGTTATTACTTGTTCCGCCACCATATGTAGCCGCTTCTAAATCTTTCATTGTGTTTATGTATTTTGTCATTTTATTCACTTCCTTTAAATTTGGCCCTCAAGCCTTTCAACTAGAGCATTTATGTCGCTCCAATCCATTTTAGCGATTTCATCACTAGATGGAATATTAAGTTCTGAAACTACTTCTTCTTGTTTACGAATTACAGTTTCCTTTTCTTCTGTTAATGATTTTAAAAGAGAACTAAATTGTTCTTTTAATTCTGCTACTTCTGCTTTAGCATCATAGTTAGCCTTTGCAATTTCTTCTTTCTTAGCAACCATTTCAGCATCGAATCTTGCTTGGAAGTTATTCTTTACTGATTCATAAGCCGCTTTTTCAAGTTGTTCTGCTTTAAATTCTGCATAAGCCTTTTCAAGATTTTCTGGAGATAAATCTAATGTAGATTGGTCTTCAAATTGCTTGATTGTTGTTCCGTCATCACTCATTTGGTCATGACTGTCATCAACATATCCACCAGCAGTTCCCGCTTCTACTTGTCCAGTAGGTAAATCAGGTTTTGATTTTAATTCTTCATCATCAGCCTTATCTTCCATATCTGCTTTATCGTGCATCATACCATGACCTTTATCTTCCATGTCCTCTTTACTGTACATAGTTTTTTCTTCTTCTTCTGTGTCCATATATTCTTCTTTTTCTAAGTTTGACATATCATTTGCCTCCTTCGTTGATTCAGTGTTTTTCACTATGTTCTTTATATGCTTTTCCGTAGATTTGCTGAAATCAGCCATTTCTACGTCATCATCATCCATCCCCATTGGCATATCCATTCCACTTAATCTATCACCAGTTCCAGAGTTATGTTCATTAATCATTTCATTTAATTCTGCTCTAGTAAAAATTTCTTCTTCTACTAGTCTTCTTAATATGCTATTATTAATATCTAACTTTCCTCTAGTGGTGTATATATCTTCCATAGCAGTATCTCTAACGTCCTTTAAACTAGATTTTCCTTGTTTATAATCCATTAGAACTTCTAAGAATTCCATTTTAGATATATTATTAATTCTATCTAAAGTATCGTTTAGTTCATTCAATGCTTTTTCTATATCATTCATTTTTGTTTCACCTTTTTCCATTTTTAAAATATCAAACTTTGCTTCTGGGTTAATTCCCTTTTCACAAATTGTAACTTCATGGAGTTCTAATTTGGAGATTTCATTATATTCTCCGTATTCTTTATGATTTTTCTTTCTCTTTTCTAAGGCTTGTCCACCTATACTAAAAGAACGAAGACTACCGTTTCTTAT